CCGCCCCGTATATAAAACCCATAGGTACCATTAATCTATAAAGTCTTGCTTTTGCGAGGTCTTTGTATAACTCCCCACTTTTCTATATAATCCAAGAAATGGAAATAGGTATAACTTCTATGCAAAAAAATCCCGGAGAAAATTTTTCGACTGTAGAAGTTGACTCTGTAACTGGTGAGTATGTGATCAAGGTACCTGAGTGGATCATATCAGAGTTCGGATGGTATGAGGGCACAGAGATTAATATGGAGGTAGATGGAGATGCTATCGTAGTAACCGAACAATAAAATTGACTAACGCATAGAATGGTAGTATAATTACCATTGAATGCATTCACATTTCAAATTGACCTAATTATGGCAAAAGGATTTACAGTAAAAGCAAAAACGCCCGTAGCGACTCCTAAACCTGCTGAGTGGGATTACGCTAAAGCAAGAGAGATGATCAAGGGAAAGACTGTTGTATTCTGTCTACCTGGTAGAGGAGTCTCTTACACATTCTTGAAGAACTTTGTACAGTTGTGTTTTGATCTTGTACAATGTGGAGCAAGTATTCAGATCAGTCAAGACTATAGTTCAATGGTGAACTTTGCACGTTGTAAGTGTCTTGGTGCTAATGTATTGCGTGGACCTGATCAGAAACCTTGGGATGGTAAGTTGGAATATGATTATCAATTGTGGATTGATAGTGATATTGTATTCAATGTAGAGAAGTTCTATCAGTTGGTATTACTTGATAAGGACATTGCTTCTGGTTGGTATTGTACTGAAGATGGACAGACCACTAGTGTTGCACATTGGATGGAAGAAGATGACTTCCGTAACAATGGTGGTGTAATGAATCATGAGACCTTGGAAACGATTCAGAAGCGTAAGAAGCCCTTCACTGTTGACTATGCAGGATTTGGATGGTTGATGATTAAGAATGGCGTCTTTGAGCACGATGAGATGAAGTATCCTTGGTTTGCACCTAAGATGCAAGTCTTTGAATCTGGTGAAGTACAAGATATGTGTGGAGAGGATGTATCATTCTGTCTGGATGCAATCGCAGCAGGTTTTGAGATCTGGTGTGATCCACGTATCAGAGTTGGTCACGAGAAGACAAGGGTGATCTGATATGGCTCAGGAGTTATATACACTCACTCATAATGGAAAAGTACTTGCAGAGAACTTGACGCAAGAGGAATACTTTGATAAACTAGCAGACCTGGCAGAGGACTTCTACTCTTCTGGGTCTCCGAACCCCTCGGAAATTGAAACTACTATCACAACTACTGATTAATCATTATGGCACGTTCTAAAATTGGTATTTCTGGTGAGAAGATGATCGAGTCTACTCCCAAGAATACTCGTCAAGGATCCGGAAAAAACACGAAGTATGCCGCGACTTCTCGCAATAATGCTAAAAAGAAATACCGTGGTCAGGGTCGCTGAGGGCGACCCCTTTTTTTACTCGTAAATAAATATGAGTGAGGGATAGAAACCCCTTAAAAAGTTCTGTTTTACACAAACAGGAGTACAATGGGCAATTCACCTGTCGATAGAGATAAGGATTATATGTACCAAACCTTTGGTACTAGAAGTCTGATTACAGACTATTGGTCAATGCCACATAAAACAGAAGATCCAGAAGAAATAAAGCAAGAAGAACAAAATCAAGAGTAGGGGTATAAATAAATTCAGGAAAATTTACCCATTTAAATGGCAGTTCAGAGGGTTTCTAGAGCATTTAAGGATATTAGTTTTGCCTTCGATCCACATCCAGTGACGAAGGACCTTCCTGTGCTCACTAATGAACGTGCGATCATTAGATCAGTACGTAATTTAGTAGAAACGATACCCACTGAACGCTTTTTTAATTCGACTTTAGGTTCAGATATTCGTGGAAGTCTATTTGAATTTGTAGATTATGGTACTGCTAGAGTTATTGAGGATCAAATACGCAATACAATACGCTTTTATGA